GTTTGGCTTACGTCAACTTCTGTCCATTCAATACCAGTTGATAGCACGATGTCAGGCGGTGCTAGCGCAACATTGGGGGCGTTGCCGCTAGTGATCGTGCCGCCTTCACTTACCACCAGGTAGTAGCGGTTGTTTGCAGTGGCAGCGGCTGGTAGTGGTGAGCCTTCAACCAAGCCAATTGCAGTGCCTTCTGCTGTAACTGAAGCTACGTGACCGGTGCCGCCTCCTGCTGATGCGTCAAATGTACCAGCAAATACAATCTCACCAACTGAAATACCAATCGGCTGGAATACGTTGCCATCCCAAAGGAAAAGATCGCGGCTTAGTGGGTTGAAAAAGTACTGTCCTATAAAATCAGCAGTTGGTTGCGTATCGCCAATCTTGCAAACAGCATAATTGGCTAGTTTTGCACCTGTTACAGTATTGCTAGCAATACGAGCAATATCTATTGAGCCTGTTGTAATCTTGCTGGCATCTAGGTTTGGTATGTCACCAGCAGCTAATGCAGCACCTGCGGTAACAACACCTTTACTATTTACTGTTACTTTTGGATATTCAGTCCCACCTGCAACGTTTGCTTGGGTTGCTAATAATAATTGATTACTACCGTTAAGGCCAAACTCACCGCCGATCTTGATGCCACCTAAATCGCTAGTTGTAGCAACAGCAGTAGACAAAATGCCGTTGCCATCTACTGCTAAACCAGTGCCAGCAATAACAGCTCCTTTAACGGCAGTTGTTGCAACTGGTAAATCTGCTGCGACTAATGCAGCAGTGCTGGTAATGTGACCTTGCGCGTCATAACTGATCCCGCTGCGTGTGCTAGCACCACCTGCAACTGAATTGCTGTGGCTTAATGCACCACCGCCCGTGAGCGCTAGGCCACCTGCTGCTGGTATGGATACACCGCCAACAACAGCGCTGGTAGCAACTGGTACATCAGCACCAGCAAGCGATGTGCCAACAGTTACGTGGCCTCGCGTATCAACTGTGACCTTTGTATAAGTGCCAGCAGTAACACCGCTAGTGCCATGCTCCAGACTACCGGTGCCTGCATTACGAACAATCGGGCTGGTAGGTGCTACCAGTTGCAAATTACTACTGGCAACCGTTACACCACCAGTAACTGGGATGGTGCTGGTATCAAGCTTAGATGCTGCAACCGTACCAGCCGTGAGGTTGGTGCCGCTAATGCCGCTTAGGTTTACCTTGGCAACTGGTATTGATGCGTCATCAACTAACGCAGCGCCTTGCTGCACTAAATTCTTAACTGTAATTTTCTTGGTATCACTGCCTGCAATTGAATATACGGGCAACACATCTGCTGCTGCTGGCGTTGTTTCAGCGTTTAGCTGGTCTATACGCTGGTTGGCCATTACAGTTCCTCTCCAAGTTCTAGAACGTCACCATCAGCGGTGCTTAGTACCAGTCTATCATTGGCGGCATTAAGCAGTAGGTCTGCCCATGTGGTGGTTTGAACCCTAAGCTTGATTTCGCCTGTTGTTACAAATGTAAATCGGCTTTCAATTATATCGCCAGCCGTGCATCGGATGCCTGCATTAGTCATCACACCTTGAATTTCGTACCATACTGAATCGTTGCTAGCATTGACGCCTTGCGCCTGACCTTCAGTTAAGATGTAAAGATTAGCCTTAAAATCACTGCCAAATTGTTGCCGTAATAATAGATTATGCAAATACACTGCAATTTCAGTTTCACCAGCAGTTGCATAATCGAATTGGCAGTTGATACTGCCGGAGCCGGTGATTAAAGTACTGTATTGATTTCTGAATTCATCTCCTAAGCTGGAAGTATCAACAGCTTCACGGTCAGTTGATAATTCAAACTGTATGATATTTGCTAATATCCTAGGCACTGAATTAAGAATTTTACAATTTACAGAAATATCAGCGCCCGGCACCGCTAATGCAACCCTATTGTTTGAAGTGCCAGCAATAGCATCAGAGTAAGTGTTGTATAAACGTAAGCCGCCTAATTGATCTACATTAACAAACCAATTACCTTTTGGATATGCCCAGCCAGATACAAATGATAACGTAGAAGAACTGCTAAATTCTACAAAATCACCTGTTACAAATGCACCAAAGTTAAAATCAAAACTAAACATATCCTTGCCAGCATCAACATTTGCAACCTTAATGGTGCCCGCAATTGTATCACCACTATCTCTGGTAAGTTCTATATTTCCTGCATTACCCAGATAAACGGTCATTACAATGTCACTCCAGTTGGTGCGCCAGTAAATTGGAACTGGATGCTAGCCTGCATTACTTCACCAACAGCGCAACTCAATTCAGCACTGGTAATAATGCAAGCACCTTGAATAAATTTAGTGCCCCAGCCAAGTTTGATGGTTAATATATCGGACTCGCTAACTACAGCAGTTTTTACTACGCGTTCAAGCAACGAGACCGGCGCTGAATCATAATAAAATACAGTGGCACTACCGCTTATAGTTCTGAGCCCTGGCACATAGCTACGGTCGGAATCAGTTAATACTGTTGTCTCTAGCGTATCTACCGCGCTGGATATGCTCCAGTTGCTTACCTTGGCTACTTGGCTGCCGTTATAGGTAAGAGTACCATCTTTGCCACTGTAGTAAGTCATGAGTCGAGCACCCCAATTAGTTTTACAGTAACAGACATGCGACCACGTTTCACGCTATTAAACTGCGGTGGCTCCGCATAACGGTATTTTAGCCCAAACGGTGTGGCGCTGTACCTAGCACTAGCATAAGCATTAGGATTTGGGTCTGGGTAGTAACCGGTTAATGATGCAGCATTTATAGACAAACCAGGTGTCGGTGGTAAATCACCTGGATGCGGCACCACACCATTGACTGGTGACGCAGTTGTAAACCATGCCGTGGGATTTTTAGTTAAATCTAAACCAAAATAAAAGTTTGTTCCAATAAATCCCGGTACATCAGTATAAGCTTGGCCGTTTACAAATTTACCGCTGGGATTATGAAACCCTGGTGCCCCTGCTTTTGGTTGCTCCAATAAAGAAAACCAGTATAACGTCCCATTACAAGCTAAATAATGATCATGAATTGATGCTGCTAAAGCATCAGTAATATTGTTATATTCTAAATCCATAGTTTTATTGAATGCTTTATTGCCATATTGCACCCGTGCTTCAACACCGCTTTGCGAACGGAATACCTTACTCGCAAAATCACCAGGTGACATTGATCGTGCTGTAGGCACAAGATCAGGAAAATTGGGGCCTTGTGTGCTCATTGCTCGTTTTGCACCTCAAATAGCGTTGCATCCATGTTTAGGTATGTGATCTTGCCATCAGGCTCAACTGGTACATGGCTGCCAGTTATTTCCACCATTCCTTCCTCATCATAAGCGATCATCTCTGCCTTGTATAAGCGGTTGCTAGTGCTGGAGCTGTATTGCGTAAACACACCATTAGCAAATTCCCCCGTGGTCTTGCCATCAGCGTCGATCACCATGGAACGTTCCTGTACCTCCGTCATACCGGAACGCCAGAAATAAACAGTATAAGTGCCAGCCACCATTGGGCTGCTAGATACCACTGTGCTATTCTCCAGTACATAACCATTCTGGAATCGCTCCACATGCCGTGCTTGGCTTGATACCCGGAAATATTGCCCTGGCTGTAAGGCTAAACCATTGGGTAAAGTCTTAAATGATATTACATGCGTAATATGGTATCGCATGTTAATTAATAATTTTGCAAACAATATTGCATGTTCAGCGCTGGTGCAAAAACCAGTAAAATCTATTGCTTCAACTTGTGGGTCAGGGTTAGCTGGGTCATTCCTTTTAACTAAAATATTGCGTGTTTCGGCAAATCCGTTTTCTACTTCATCGCGCATTGTAACTAATACTTGCGGCGCTTTACGTTGCTCCGCAGGATACCAATTCACACTAAGCGAATCTTCAATAATATTACCATCAGTAAATAGCGCAGATATTACTGGTTTACGATCATAGGCACCACCTAATGTATAGCCATTTAAATCTGTTCCTTTTACTACTGGAAATGTTGGTTGTAGCGATAATTTACCACCAAGCACCATAAAATCTAAGAAAAAGTATTGCGCATTTTCATGGCCCCAATCTCTGATATTTACTGGTGCTGATAATACACCGTCCCAGTAGAAATTATTTGCAAGACATACTTTACAACCTTCCGCAAAGCCGTCCCAGTCGATCATGGTGGTAGGCATTAAACTAGATGTAGCAACAAGGTGATATAAAATTTCTGGGTATAAGTTTGACGCGCCGTAAACAGCAGCATTATTTACGTTGTAGGTATTACCGTTGGCCTCATTTATTATTTTACGTACTGTGCAGCCTTGTTTGGCGTAATAAGTAAAATTATTAAAGCTGCTCCATTCTTTGCCGCTGCGCAATTGTAATCCTAGTAATGTCATATCTTTATATGTTGGGGCGTAAGATATAGGATTAGTCGTAGTTCCTTGCTTATCAAGTTTTAGATTTTCGCGTTGCTCATTAATATAAACAATTGCATGTTCTGGGCCATTTTGGTGGCTACCTTCTTGCCCATCATTCATATATACATCAGCTATAGCATCAAACGGTTCTAATATATTAGCGCCAAACCCTGGTGCTGTTATAGCACCAAGTGCTAATCTTGGCGCATTGGTGAGGCCAACTATATTAACTACATCTCCTACCGTATAATTTGATCCTGCATCCTTTATGCTTATAGTTGCTCTATACACTAAATTAGTGCTGGCGTATGCGATGTTGATTTCTGCTTCTACTTTATTATTGTTAGGTGTAGGGTAACCAGGCGGCATTATCACTTTATATATGCCATTTGCTCCAGGGCTAACATATGGGTTATCGTTGGCATCTATATCGAAACCATCAAAATTAATAACCGTAACTTTTGATGGAAATGTATTTAAATTTTGCCATAGCAAAGGATGAGGCCAGCCTTCATTATTTTGCGGGCTAACTCCATATCCTGTGCCATAATATCCGTAATCACTTATCTTACGTGCTTTTAAAGTAAAGCGTACATCTACAAAATATGATCCCCTTCTGAAACGCACTGTGTTAGTAAATTCTTCCCCGTCGGATTGCGGGATGCCTGCACCCATGATCCCTTGATGCAGCCATCGTGTTTGTAAACCAATTACAACGTCTCCGACAGGTGTTGCAATACTTCTTTGCAATGCTAATACACTTACAGTAAGCCCTGTCCCTGTATTACTTCCTGACGTATTATATACTTTTGGTACTTTAATATATCCGCCATTCCCCCCGTCTAATTGTTGATCATATATTTGTTCGCTAATCTCAACACTTGAATCAAATTCAGAAGGAGTTATTTTTTGTGGGTTACCACCTGGCGGCTTACCACGTAAGAATAAAACATCATTAGTTGCGTCAACATCATTAATAGCTTCCGAGTAACCCTTAAATGCTAAAGTGAATGAACCGATAGGAGTAGATACTGAATACTCCTGAGGGCTGCCTGTTCTTGCATCTAATACGCAAACTGGATTATTAAGAGGGTAATTATATGCTAAATACGCTCCACCTGCAATGGGCCTAAATCTAACTTCGTATTGTTTATTTAAATCTGGAAATGCTAAACGTATGAAATTAAACTGGCTTACAGGTGTACGACCTTTTACGCAAAAAGGTGCGCCTGCTTGACGGTTTAAATTGTACCATTCAGTCGCACCCTTTTCCTTTACTTCTACTCTAAAAAACGAATACCGTAGCCCATATTCGCTATAACTTCCAACATTATAATTATTGCCACCACTTTCAATTCGATTTAAAATGTTATCTGATGGCATACTAGCAAAATTTGCAATGCCAGTAAAACGTTTATATACTTGCGATTTAATGCCAATTTCTACTTGGTTTAGTTTTCTTGTTGTAGTAAAATGCGCAATCGCTAGTTTGCATACGGTAGGCCCATGCGCTGGATTGATTTGCTCTAAAAACTGGTTAGGCCCTTCAATATTGTTTACAGGTTCATTTATTACTATTCCTTCATTTACTAGACGTGTTTTGCCTACTTGAGTAGCTTTAAATGTAAATTTTTTTCTAGTGTTTATGTTCCATAATTTATTGGTACTTTCATTTACGCAAACAGCTTCAACGCCACCAACAAGATACGTCTCGCCAACAACAATAACATCGTCTACAGCTTCTCTTATGCTATCTTCTTTTGCCTTTATATCTTGATTCCCTATATCACCAAATAAACTGTGTGAATTTAAATCGTATACATCAAATTCGATTGTGTCTCCTATAGCAATATCGATATCTAAAAATTGTTGATTTGCTGGTAAAGAAAGTAAAGCGCCAGCAGGATCTCGTGCAGTCGTCAAACCTGTACGTGGTGCATAGAAAGACAATGTTTTGTGCCGCTCACGCGCTGCTTCTTCAACTGTTGCCACTTTTTTGTTGTATTCTTCTTGATCTTTAGCGTATAATTCAAAATTAAATTGAAATACGACTCCAGGTGGATAAACTACCCGCACTCGCTTAAATGGTAATTGCCAATGCTGCCCATTACGTAATGGCTCTGATATGCCAAATGTTGTCATGGTAGATGGTATCCGCACTCCGCTAAATATTGGTTGCATATTATTATTGGTTTTTAATTCTGCTAGAAATACATCACTTGCATTACGTGGTTGTAAATCACCTCCTTTTTTATCTGCAAGATTTATACGATTACTTGAATTGCCATTCCTAAAATACATTGCTAACTTGCTAGATTGATAGCCACGTAATAAACTATCACCAATCCCCATGCCATCAAAATCTGGTTGTGCTGCCAGCTCACCGCCATTAGCAAGAAATATTGCTAATAATTCCTGCCCGTCACCTTGGCTTAATAATTGCGACCATAGTAATTTTGTTTCTACTCTTACACCACCATAGTTATTACGACGATTAGCAAATACCAGTTGCATCGACTCACCAAGTCGTGCAAGCGGTTGTACTGAAGTGAAGCCATCAACATTAGTAAACCTGTTGGAGCCTGTAACGCTGGCACCAGTTACATCTGCGCCGCGCTGCTCTTGCTGTTGCTGTTGCGCTGGATCAGTTTGACGTGGCAGCTTTGGCTTTGGTGCCATTGCTGATGCTGCAAAACTTATACCCATCCCTACAACTGTCATGACCAAAGGCACAACAGGAATACACACTACCTCCGGCACTATGTCATAAGCTGAATCGCGTTCTGGGCGGTAGTTAGCTACCTCATTTGCATACCACTGATATTCTTCTATCGTCAGCCCTAAAGTATCAATTAATTGCTTTTCCCATGGCAATATCGCGCCTCGTATTTGACGTTTGGGGACCATACCACCCGGTTGGTTTGTGCGCTGCAATGAAGCCATCCGGTGTCGTAAGAAACAGCTAGTCCAAAGCTATTGCCAGTAGCTTGCACTAACGCAATGATACCAGTTTCACCTGGTGTTCCCCATAATTCTAATTGCTCCTTAAAGATACTGGTATCACCTGCATGTAAACGCCGATACCAACTGCGGGCTGGCACTGGCGCTTCAATGCCATACCACCCCAATACCCACCGGCATAAATTAATGCAGTCGGTAGCGCCATGCCGTGCTGGCTCAGCGCCTAATCGATATGGCAAGCCAATAAGATCAGCCGGATCGGATAGCGCCCGTGCTTGGTAATGCCCCAACGGCTTCACGGCTGATTCGTAAATTAGGCGCTTGTGCTCCAATAGCATCGATCGCACTGCTTAATTCCATCTCAACCGCTTGTGTATTATACGTTAATCCAGTTGCAATCCATGTTTCATCACCTAATAATAAATATGGTGCGTAAGCATCAGTAAGCTGATATGTTTTTACATTTACCTGCCAGCCATTATTTACCGCTTGCTGCACCCAGTTTAAAGTTAATGGGTTTGCCGGTAACGTAAGCTGGCTGCTGATATTATCGCCGCTTTTTGTTTTTTGTGCGCCTTGATAATTAAATGGCAATAGCTGGTATGTATTGCCAGCAAAAGTAACCTGCCCCTCAGCAAAGAAATTTTGCCACCTTGTAATACCGCCTGCGGTATCAGTAAACGTTACAAAATTACCAATTACAAATACGCTCATCTTAAACCTACCTGTCTGCGATAAGCCGGTGATTGTTGTAACTTACTGGTAACTTGCGCAGCACCGGCTTTAGCACCAGCCGCCGCCGCACGTTTTTCTGTTGCCATCATTGCTGCTTGCAGTTGATCAGTGCTGACATAATCCTGACCTAGGAAGCGTGTGGTCTCGAAGCTCATTGATAATACAGGAGTTGCTGCTGCGCCACCTTCTGCATCGCTGCTGCCGCCTGCACTGCTACCGCCGCTGCCTTTACGTTGATAACGTGCCATTGCTGCTGCCGTAGCATCTGCTGGCACGATCGTGCCTGATGTACGTGGCACAAATAACTCAGGGCCTTTCTCGCCAACTAGCGATGGCCTGCCAACAGGTGGGTTGCCGCCATCGGCAAAGCCTGGGATACTCATGCCGCCAAACGCTGTACTGGTGCCCGGGTTAAAACCAGAGCTAAAAGCTGCGCCACCACCGCCACCACCGCCGCCAAACAATCCGGCTAGCTGTCTTGCTATCGCGATTGCGGTGTAAGTAGCAATCATCTTGGCGCCTTCCTGCATTAAGATGTCACCTATAGATTTAAGAAAATCAGCAAATACTTGTTGCGCTGTTGTAGTGCCTTCAACTAAACCTTGGATGCCTTTTGTTAATGAATTGCCAACCGCATCGCCAATGCCTTGTGACACACGTACAGCGACAGATTCAAGGTCTTTTAGTTGCGTCTGAGCAGATGCTATAAATTGCTGTATTGGTGATGCTGCGGCGGCGGTGGCTGCGGCGTAAGCCCGAATTGCAGTTGCCGCAGTTATAGCTGTCTGATTTAAATCCTTGTATATTGCTACATGGTCTTTATTGTCCATATTAAGGGCTGAAGTTGCGTCCCTTAATCTTTGGTTTACTGCTAATACTTGCAATTCACCTTCTATCAACTCAGGCTTAACACCTTCCATTTGCAACCGATTACGCAATGTAAATGCTTCAGTTTGCAGCCCTAACTGCGCTGTCTGCTCTCTAAATGCAGATGTACTAGCTAAAATCCCTGCTGTTAAATCTTCAGCTTTTAATGATTTTGATTGCGATTTAAGTAATGCAAGCTGTTGGATTAAACCTTGAATTTCTGCTTTTGTCTGATCTACATTCTGACTAGGTACACCGCCTGCTACGCCGCCCATTGCTGCATTTGGCCTTACAAAATAGCCACCCTTAAAAGAATCTAGATCAGGATAATTACCTGCCTTTAGCCCACGACTTTTTGATTGATGAAATACGTTTTGACCGCCAGTATATACGCCAACATGTGGTGTATCCCCAGGTTTGCCAGTTGCTAATATATCTCCAGGTTTAATTTTATTAAAATCAGTCATTACAGTGCCAGCTTTACGCACCGTATCAGCCCATGCAGTTACACCTGGTAAAGTAATGCCAAGTGAGCCATAAAATGCCTTGACTGATTCCGAACACATATTTGCAACACCAGTAAATTTACTAGCGGCCTGTGTTGCTGTATTGAGTTGGCTAGTGCTAAATCCTCCACCCCCGCCAACAGTAGTAGATTGTACTTGATTCATTCTTGTGCCTGATTGCAATCGTTGCTGTGCTTCTTTAATTTTGTTTTCTATTTCTTTTATTTGCGCATCAAATGACGCTGAGCCTAATACCATTGATTGGATAATACCAGCTTGTTCTTTAGCAGCACCAGTAAACTTATTTACAAAATTGCTAAGTTGCTTTTCTTGCAATTGGCGTTGCAGGTCAAAACGTAATTTATCAAGATCAACTTGATTTTTAAACACCTGATCATCAATTTGCATTTGATATTGCGCTGAATCCATAGCTAATCTGTTAGCTAGTTTTGCTGCTTTTTCTGCTTCCTTTGCGGCTTTATCCGCCGCTCCTTTTTCTTCAAGTAGTTGAGGAATTTTTAAGTTTACATCTTCTTTTGTTGCCTTTGGCTTGTTTAATTCTTTAAGTCGGCCTTCCAAATAAGTTGCCTTTTTAGTTAAATCTGTTAACTCTGCCTTCATTATTGGCAAAACTGGCGCGCTAGGAATAAGTACGTTGTCATCAATACCTTTAATTTCTAGCCCTTTAGACATGCCAATGCCAGCCTTTTCAGCGGCTTTAATTTCTGCTGTAAGTTTTTTAACTTCGGCTTTAGTATTAAAAAGTTCATTATTGGCTGTTTTCTTATCAGGGCCAGCCATTGCCTCATTGATTTTGTCAATTACTGTAATGCTTAAATCTAATATTCTTTTCAACGCCGGTTCAAGGACTTTCCCTATGTTCTTGGCTAGCATTTCTATGCTATCCATTAATGTGCTAAATTTGCCCGCCAAAGTACTAGATTGCGCAATAGCACCGTTGGCATATTTGCCTCCTTTTTCGGTAAGCCTGTTGATTGCAACTTCAACAGCTTCTGCACCTATACGTCCTTTTTCTAATGCTTTTCGTAATTCCTCCCCTGACAACCCATACATTTTTTGCAGTTCACCCTGCAACGCAACGCCGCGCTCTTGGAACTGCAACAGTTCCTCGCCTTGCAGTCTGCCTTTAGCTTGCACTTGGCCGTAAGCTGTAACTAACCCTTGTAGTTCAGCACCTGTCGCGCCAGAAACATCAGCTAATCGCCTTGTAGTTTGAACTACTTTTTCAGTTTCAACGCCAAATGCTTGCAATCGTTTGGCTGAATCAATTAATTCAGTGCTGGTAAACGGTGTTACAGCCCCAAGTTGCTGCAATTCTTGAATAATTTGCTTTGCTTTTATTGCACTACCTGTTAATACTTCTAGGCTACGTGTTTGACTTTCTAGCTCAGCGGTTTTGGCAAATACAAATTTAACGGCTTGCATTGCACCAAGTGCAATAGTTAATTTGGCAACCGTTTTAAGTAAACCAGAAACAGCTCTGTCAGTCGCTACTGCGCCTTGCTGCACTGCGCGTAGTTGCCCGACAGCGCCACGGCTATCAACATTAATGGCAACATTAGCGACAACCGACACAGCTAGCCACCTACTACTAGGCCCAGTCTAGCGTCGTCGTCGCATCGCAGCTTCTTGTTCATCATTGGACAACTCAAAATAAGCTGACCATAAAAGTAATTCTTCCATGGTCAGCTCTGAATTTAATTTAGCTAGTGTGTAACCTAATTCCTTAGCTACACCAAGCTGGAGCCTAAGCAGGTTATCCTTTTTAAGCTCCGCCTTTATTTTTTTGTATCGACCTCTTCCTTAATGTCTTCGCTGATAACAGCAAGCATCAATGATTGCAGATCAGCATCACGCACCTCGTTTTTCAACTCGGCAATTTCACCAGCAGCAAATATCCGCTGGCCGTTTTCATCTGTTGCTTTTTGAACTAGCAGTTGCAATGCAAACGCATTCACGTCATCAGATGCGGCATCCTTTTGTGCGCGTTCACGTTCGGCCATTGTTAATGGTGAACGGTAGAACACAAACTCAGTGCCATCACTTAGTACTACCGTTTTTTTGACGGGAACTAAATTAGCAGCTTTTTTTAATCGGTCTAGTGCTCTGATCGCAGCGGATGCCATTAGTTATCAAGCAGTGGTAGAAAAGTCGAATGTAGGTGCGCCAGTAGGACGGAAGGTGATTTCTACCATCTGGGCATCATCTGGGTTGATGTTAAGCGTCGCGCTAAGCAATACAGCATCCATAGCAATGCTGCGGCTTAATGCTTCAGTTGCGCCCTTATCGGTGTACAACTTAAACGCTGCACCTACTTGTTGGCGCTGTAACACGTCTTCTACCATGCGGTTAGACAGTGCGCTATCTTCGCTGGTTACAAATACAGATGCACTACCGTTGCCATCAGCAAAACCTGGGATATAAGCCTTAAATGGTGCATACTGCCCAACAGATTGGCCGATGGTAGTAACATCGATTTCAGCGCGGCTGATCTCAAAGCTCCAGTTTTGCACTTGGCCTACAGCGGCATAATCAGCGTAATAAACCTCAAACTCATTAGGTGATGCTAATGTGCCATCATCAGTGATTGCCAAAATAGTGCCGCCAGCACTGGTTGATACGGTCAACACGCCAGTAGCAGCAACGTAACTTAATACGTAATAAGTAGTGGCTGAACTAATTGGTGCAGGTAATGTACCGGAACCAGCAGCACCGGTTTGGCTGTTTACAACGCGGAATTTAACAGGGTCACCTACCTTAAAATTAAGGTACGTTTTGGTTGTGATTTCGTCGTTAGCGACACTGACGTTGGTTTCGCCAAAATCACCAATGGTGCCAGCAGGCTTGTAGTAAAGAGCACCGGAAGTACCGGATAAAACTGTGACGGCCATGGATGTAAACGATGATTGGCTGCTCTAAGTATAGCGTTTAATCCAAATAGGCTTCAAATGTTGCCGTTAGCTGCGTTTGGAAATATGGCTCAGGTGATGCAGGCGTTACAACCGCTGGCCCCGATGCAGCATCAAAGATAATGCTAGAGAATTTGGCACGGTCAAATAAATCCTTGATCCGTTCAGCAATTGTGTAATTTGCTGCTGCACCAACACCTATAGGCGTAAATACATTTACCACTAACACGCCGTTTTGACGGTTAAAGCCAACGCCACCAGTGGGTAGCAACGTGGCATAGGCATTATCGCCAAACCGTATTGATACCTGAAGCCACGGTGCATTGCCTGGTGGCGTAAATGGTACGTTTGTATAGCTAACAGGATAAACCGGTGCTATTGCCATTTCGGTAGCAATACGGCCTTCAATGGCAGCGCGGACGTTGTTGTAGGTGCTGCTCATGATTCTCTACCGATTTTGGCGGCTGCTATACGTACTCTGCCTTGCACGTCTTTAGCAGCACCTTGAATCCAACCGGCTTGGCCACCTTGAGCGCCAGCAGTTTGCTTGCTGCTGCCATTAGCTAATGCCTCTGCATATGGCAGGTTGTTATGCACGCTGTAGATATTGCCAACTTTTTCTTGCTGATAATTCATTTTACGTAGTGGGAACATTGGCGCCGCAGGTGCTGACGTGCGCGAACGGTCTGAATTAGATGGTGCTTGTTGAGGCCCAGCATCGTAAACACCAGCGCTGTTTTCACCTACCTGCCAGCTAGCGCGAAATCTACCAGTATCAACCGGGCTAGCTTGCTTTAACAGGCTGTCAGTTTCCAGCACTGCCGCACGCAGCAGCTTTTCCATTTGCTTTTCGGCATAATCAACAATCTGGTTTAGCCGGATAGTACCTGCCATCAGACCCTCAGAATTAACTCATAGGTTATCGCCGTATTGTCTTGCTCAATTGTTTTAACTGTAATAATCTGATGCACTACTGACGCAATCAGCACTTTATCTGCTGGTGTCGGTGCATTTGCTACATCAGCCGCTGCTACCGTTAAACGCTTGTCACCTGCTTGTATTAGGTCGTTTACCTCGCGTAAATTTACGTCCTCAAGCACACCACGCACAACCGTATCAGCAGCAGTTTCTGCTGCCGTGCCAGTAGCTGGGTCGTAGGCGCCCATTGTGATACGGCGGATGGTGGCGGTGCCGCCAAACTTAGCCATCAGCTTTGAGGCAACCTTGCGTAGCGGGTTGGCAAGGCTCATATCTTATACGCAATGCAAGCGCCGTTATTAAGTTGAATGCTTGTAAATACACCCCGCAATTCATAGCCAGCCGGGAATGATTCGCCATTAAGGCTATTGCCTGTCATGTTAGTGCTAACAATTGTGTGAATATGAGTGTTTTCGTAAAAATCAATATGGTTAAACCTACCTGTATGCACAGCCGTGTCAGTAATAACCTCACCGCCCAGCGTGTAGTCAACATCACCGCCTTGATGGCCTTTCATATCTTGTACGCCACAACGGTGCCGCTAGTTAATGTGATGCTAGTAAACACGCCGCACATTTCACAAGATGCCTTGATCGGAATGGCTGTAAGTGCATTACCTGTGTAATCCAAAGCCGTTAGGCTTGCTATCACTGAATCCTCTAATGCCACAATTTCGCCAAACCTGCCGGTATGGGCAGCCGTATCATCAATGAACTCAGCGCCGGGATACTCGCTCATGACCGTTTGATGGAGAAATTGCCTGGTCCGCTTATTCTAATGCCTGTTAGATATCTTTCCACTATCGGCGGGATTTTATCTGCACCAACAGCACCGTAACCAAGGTTAGGCGTCACGTTAAGGCTACCGATTTGAACATTCTTAAAATCTTCTAGCCCACTTAACCCAATCCCATCAGGGTTATTATGCAAATAAACGGCCAGCACTACCTGTGCATATTGGATCTGCTGCGGTATCTCAACATCCGTGAAATAATCAGTGCTAATACGAAATGGGAAGCCCGTAGCGTATGTATTAATGTATGTATCAGGTTTACGTACACCAGTACGCGGCCACTGCAATGCCTGCGTATCAGTAGACCTAGCGCCTAAAAATCGCTCGCGGTCTAGCCTTTGTGTAGCCGTGAATAATGCTCTGTTTTTTTGGTCAGTAGTAGCTGTTGCCCATGCGGTTATATCAGCATCCTGCACAAAACCATCAATAATTAACTGCGCATCAGCCAGCGTTAGGTAGCTGTTTGAGCTTGCGCCGCCTGCTGTCGCTACGATTGTGATCGCCATTAGGTTGTTCCGATAGTTCTAGTTTAGGCTCCACGATAGGAAATGAGGCCACTTCCGTAGAAGCAGCCTCACGTTCACGCAGTCGCCGGAAAGCGAACATGCCCATAATTAAGCAGCAGCAGCAGCAGTAGAACCTAGGCCATACAACGTAATGGCTTCAGAACCAGCAGTTACAGCAGTAACACGGCCAAGGAATACCTTGGAAGCATTCTGCACAACAGTTGCTACACCACTAACAGTTACATCAGTACCACCAGCAATAGTGATGGTATTAGCGCCAGCCGATGCGTTAATAACAACCACCATAAAAGTGGTGCCAATAGCGCAGTCGCCGCCGATAGCAGCCACAATCGCCGCAGCCGTAGCTGTGGTATACGTAGCAGCAGCAGCAGGAACGCCACGGATAATGACGTTGTAGCTGTTAGCAGCGGACAGGGTTGCGGTAGCAGTAGGAGCTGCTAAACCCATTTGCCCAGGCAGAAGGCCGCCTGGAATGTCGCCAAGTTCAAAGATACTTGCCATGACTATTAGTAGTTAGAGGTACAAGTAGCGCGTACAATACCAATATTCTTGGTTTCATACACTTTGGTCCAGTTGCCAATAGTGGCAAGCTGAGCCTGAGTTGGGTTTACAACAGTTCCCCACTTAGCACCGATTGGGTGGTAGCAGTAGTGCAAATCAATTGCCATGGCATCGCTCTTGGCGAGGATGTCACGGTCAGTTTCAGTGCGCAATGCCATTTGCTCACCAGAAGCGATAGCGCCTGCGGTGAAGAAATAAACAGGATAGTTGGTGCTAGTAGGTGCTAAATCGTCGGAAACGATAACACGCAAACCCATAAATGTTGGTACTGAATTGTCACCGGCATAAGCAGATGCAATAGAACCAGCAATTGCGTTGATGGTGCTAGCACCAGTCGCAGCAGTGCTTAGACGTGCCTCAGTGTTAGTAATGTAATCAATTGCCTTGCGTTCTACTAGGTCATAGTAAACAGCAGAGTGCATAGCAACAGCAGTTAGCTTGTCGCCTTGGTCACCTAGCAATGCACGGGCTTTAGCTACTTGGCGGGGACCAAGTGCTGTTTGGCCAGTCTTATCAAAAGACAAATCAATAAATGCAGCGCCGGTGTTGGAGGTCAAGCCGCCAAATACACCTTCAAGGCATTTGATCAAGTCCTTTTGACGTTGGTTGGCTACATAGCTAGCAACTTTAGTTGCAATGGCGGCCATAGGATCAGCGCCAGCAGCTAATGCCGCTAGATCGCGTGACTCAAATGCACGGCCACGGTGCAAAACAACACCAACTTGCTTGTTAGCAGTGATTTTGCCTGGTGTCAATGAAGAACTGTCAGTCAGTACCTCAAAATCACCAGTTAAGTTAGCTGAAAAGAATGGAACGTTGATGAAATCACCGCCTTCGGAAGCATCCAACTCCGCCATTGGTTGAACTACCCCAGACGACAGAAATGCGTCGCGCTGAGTGGTAGCTTCAATCAAATAGGGTGTAAAAATCTCCGGTACGATGATGTCAGAGCGAAGTGTCGCCATGAGATCCTCAAGAATTAGTGGTTTGCAAGTTCGGGCACAACCCTAGCCAGCACAACTGGATGCAATTATGCTAGCGCCTTTAACCTGTCGTACATATCACGGTCTGTCTTAAACAGCCTTGATTGCTCCGTCAGGTTGAATGTTTCAGGTGCAAATGGGTTTTTGATACCTGCTAACTCAGTGGTGCTACGGCCTGATGGTGCGCCGCTACCTTGTGGTTTTGGTTGCTTTTGCATCCATGCTGGTAGTGTTTTTGCCCATTCAGCTACTGGTGTGCGTTGGTAGCCATCTACTACAACAACAGTGCCATCAGGTTCACGTTCAATTTTATCGCTGCTTAACTTAGTTTTAAGCACCATGTCAGGATCATGCACTAAGTCTGCTAATGCTGTTACTGCTGGTGTGATGAGTTCAAGTTCACGGCATTTGGCTTCAAGTTCAGCAATGCGCTGGTCCTTTTCCGCCGTCGCCTCACGGTACTGCTGCTCCAATACCTGCCTTGCTTCGGTGTACTTGCCTTGAGATTCAAGGGCAGTTTGCTCGGCTTGGCGCTTAAATTCCAGCAGTTCATCTACATTGACACCATCAGGTATGGCCTTAGCTTGTGCTACGGCTTTTTTATAGTCATCTAGCAATTCAGCATTCTTGCGGCGTAAAGCCTCTAGTTCTGCTTGGATTGCTTGTGTGTCGGGAGCTGTTGATTGTTCTTCAATCATTTTGTGCAAATCGTTTGCAATCTTATGTTATCAGCTACCACTTAACTTTGTCAGCCCAATAAGCAGCACTCATTTTACCTTTTGCAATATTTTCAGCATGACGTGCCTTGAATGATGCCCGCCTAGCTTTGTCTGCTGCTGATTCGCCTTTTGCTGCTGGTGAGCCTGATACACCTTGCTGGCCAAATCGTATCAACTTAACGGTTTCGCCTTCTTTAGCTAATACCGCATGGGATTTACTCTCATGCTTTGGTGTCCGCTTGGGTTTGTTATAACCCTCGAATTGCTCACCGCGATAGTTGATCATTTGCGCTTGGGTGCTGCTTTTACCTCAGAACGTGGCTTTAATACTGGGTTACCTGTGGATTCTGATTTAATGCGCAGCACTGGATCTTCCTTAGTACCGAGCCGCGTTACCTTGCCACCGCTAGGGCCAGTGATGGTAGCGCGAGTGCCAGCAGTGCTAGTAACCACGCCATAGGTGGTCTTACCTTGATACTGCCAAGAGACGCGGGAGCCAACGCCAATAGCCATTACTTCTTTTTACCTCCAGCTTTTGTGCCTTTACCTTTTGGTGCTGGCTTTTGTGGTTTTGATGGGCCGCCCATGTAACCAGGCATGATGCGCTCGACTGCAAGGATATAACCACATATTAGCCGTAACGTTTGCGCAGTTGCTCAAGCGTTAGCTCCGACCCATCGTCACGTACCAGCTTGGCCATGGCATCCTTAGCGCCATGCTTATCGGCTAACCGGTTGAAATATGGCACTTTATCTGCACCTAATGCGTCAACCTGTACGCTAAGCGGCTGATTTTTTAACCACTCGCCGTAACTGGTATTTATTGGCACCTGCCCGCCTGCGCTAGCACGTGTTGCTGTAGTTGATGGCGGCAATATATCAGGATCAATAATTGGTACCGTTGTACTCCTACAGTTAAAATGCTGCGGCGGCATCGGCCCTTTGCCATACTCAAACTCACGGCCATCTAATGCGCGACATCTTGCACTGGTTCTAGTGTCAAGTGTTGCAATATAACGATACTTTTTTGTTATATCTTGGTTTGCCTCATATACCTGTTGGCTAGCAGCATTAGCCACCTGATTAATGCTTGTACGTACAAGCGCCATAACCTGATTATCGGCTACAGCCGTTAGCTCACCACCTGCTGCTGCTAATTGCTTAACCGATAACGGCCCATAATCACCAAACTGCAACCTACCAATTAATCGCTTTGCAATGCTTGGTGTGGTTTCACCTGTAAGCAAGCCATTACGTACAACTTGGCTAAACTGCTCCGCTTGATCAACTGCAATGCCACGAAATGCTTTAGATACTACCTCACCGTTAGGCAATGTAATCATCGTTCCTTGCGTTGCAGTTAAACTATATGTTTGCGGTGCTCCTTGAACAGCAGCAAACAAATCATCTGATAAAGTTACAACCCCTATTTGTGTTGGATCACTTGTTACTACTGATGCCGCAAACTGCGGGCTAACCTCAACTGTATTAACTGCGGTACGTTGCCCTGCTGGTAATGCCTTGCGTAGTTGTTCAGTAGCAAACTCAGTTTGCAACTCTGCTAATCCTTGCAGCTCAGTAGACAATGCCGTAATGCTACCGCCGGACCATGTGTTTAAGCTATCGCGTAACTGCGCCAGTATTGCACGTAACCTAGCTGCTTTTACTGGTGCTGCTAACTCGTCAATTGTCCTTAGCTGATTAACTGCATCAACAATAATATCATTATATACAATAATAATATCCTTTGCTACTTTATTGCTATACCGGTTAAGGTCTATCGCGTTACGATATAGCGCCGCTGGTACGGTCATAATCCTGCATTAGCTGTTGCCTCCAATTCTGCATCAACATCAAACTCATCGCCTAATACTTCACCTTCTGATAACTGGTTTAATAGTGTTTCCTGCGTTATCGTGCCTGCGGTATAAAGCTGCAATAAACTACCAACTTCTTGAGGGTCAAGCCTTGCGCCTAAAAAGTCGCGGTTAACATAACTGCTACCGGCGGCAGTTGTATTGCCTAAATACTGTGCATGAAACTGCAAGCTATTATCAATCATATCTTGCATATTCTGTGCAATTACCATCATTGTGCTATCACCTTGGCTGCGATCTAAACGCTTAGCCTCTGCTGTCTCGGCTGATAGCTTCTGCCCTAATACTGCCGATAAGCCAAGCTCATTTATCTGTCCTGCGATCTGCTCTAAACGCTTAAACTGATGGTCAAAGCTAGTGCCTTTAGGTTCGATATACTCTGCCCTACCATCAGCCGGAAATGCTATCGCTTCACCTGGCCCTGCTGATACCTCTTCCGCCGCAGACGGGAAGCCAAAAAATGCCAACATCGGCACGGCGCTTATGTGAAGCTGGTTGTCAAGATCAGATTGCACCTGATACGTCTTGAGGTTTAGCTCTGCAATATCTTCTAGTGGTGGCCTTGATTCCATTATATTTAACCGATTAGCATATGCTACGCTAAATGGTATCTTATCAAGGCTAGTGGTGCCTTCATCAATTAATTCAAAATTAGTATTCTTTTGCTTTTGATATATCTTATACTCACCTGGTGTTAACACTCGCACCTGTTCTGCTGTCTTCTCGCCGTACTCACCATCAGGCAACACTACCTTTTCCATTAACCGTAACTGCACTAATTCGCTACCTTCATAACGCCAACCTAAAATTTCTCGTGGTGTATAAGTACACCAATATGGGCGGCCTTCATATTCAGCTTTTGGTGCATCTACTAAAACACCAACATGGCCATAACGTACCATTTTACGTGTTGTTTCATATGTCCATACATTTAAATCATTATTTTGTAAATCTACATTAAACAACTGTTCTTGTATAATATCGGCTGTATCAGTTAACCTAACTGGCTTACGTGTTAACATGCCAGCTAACATCCGCTCAAGCCGTTGGTAATAAGGCGGGCATACGCTTCTGGCTAACCGGTTATCGTAACTTTCATCAAGCTCCCTAGGTTCCTGCGGCAAATAACGGCGATGCTTTTTGCGCATCCCATATGTGCCCTGCATCAGATCTTCAATTAAAATCCAATGCGGTTCTTGGTTACGCCATACGCTATTTGGGTCATTGACCTGCATATCAAAGCAGCGCTTTTAATACACTCTAACACCAGTGCCACGGCCTGCACCAGCATGTAGCGGGTTAAACTCACGCCATACCAGATAACCCAGCGCATCATTCATGTGGTCAAATCCTGCATCCTTATCCGGATCACCCTTCTCGGTATAGCTTTGCAGCTCAAGGCATTCAATGGTGCGTTTACAACTGGCCGCGACTTGTAACCGAACCTGCCCTTTACCATTTTCTAATAACGCCTGCACTGATGCCACCCGATCACGAACGGGAGGATTTGCCCGCGGTGACTGGTTGGACATGCCATACGACTCAAGAATCTGTACATCGGTCTGGCTTGCGTTGGTGCTGCGGTTGCCGCCGCTCGCGTCTGGGTAGGCGTACATGCGCCGATGCGGATACCGCCTAACCACCTCCTGCGCCAGTGCGTCAGTGTCATGGGCGCCGCTGATCTCATCAATGACCAACAGGCTGCTGCCAAGCCTGACGGCGATCACCGCCGACATGTTGCCAACGTTGAAGTCAACGCCAACCCTGAGCGGCTCGCGGTCGGTATCCGGCAGCTCGCTGACCACATGCTTGGCCCGGTCAAAGCGGTCATACACCTGCCCGGTCGTCAAGTTGACGAACTCGCCGTCAAGGTATGCCCTAAGCAAACTAGGGTCATAGTTCGCCTCTAACCGTTTAATAAAATCAGGCGGCAGGTGTGGGTTATCTATAGTTCGCATCCTGATAAGGTGCCGATCAGTTCTAGCTTTTGCTTCATCACTACCAAAGGTATTCCACATCCACCTAAAACCTTCAGGTGTTGATGCTGCTGCAAATTGCCTTACATTACCTGCACGTAAACGACCTAAAATCTTAGGAAATGCACGGTTAGCAATACTAGGTGCAACAGTATCAATCTCATCAGCTAATACCCAAGCTAAGTTAAGGCCAATGATACGCGACCAGTTCTCAAAACTACGGCATAGGATTTTTGTATCACCGCCAGCAAAATGTAAGGTGTATTCAGGTAATGGGCTAGCTCTAAACGTATGCGGGATATTGTACTGATCTAAAAAGTTATCAAAATCATTTTGCCAGATGTCGCGTATCAAAGGGCCCGTGGGCTCCATCACAGCACCAATAAAGCCTTGGTTAGCAGCAGCCATCATCACGGCCTTAGCACATAATGCACGTGTCTTGCCAGCGCCATAGCCTGCGCTAATGCCTAATATCTGAGTTGTTGTGTCATCAACAAATGCAAGCTGGCCAGGATGTAGGTCAGCTTGTATAAGCTCTAGCGCAACATCTAAATCAAATTCTTCCTTACAGGTGCGGTCTAACTCAATATCAGCTAAGCGTTTAAGAATCTTCGACATCTACTAACTGCTCACCAGTCTTCGATTGAATACGTAGTAGCAGGTTGCGTTCTTGTTCTGGCGGTAGTTCAGATTCAGCTAATGCCTGAACTGCTAATTCAATGCCTTCCTGTTTAGCACGCAAGATGGCTGCATTATCGCTGTAGTGTTTACGGAATGCCGGTGAGTGCGTGAGCATCCATTGTGCATCTTTTGTGCTGCCTTCATCAGCAGCTTTAGCGATGATATTAGCAAGACGCATACCACCTTTAGCGCGACCTTCTTCAATAGCTTGCAAAAGCAGCATTTCTAGCTGAGTGGATTTATCAGTTTTTGCATTAGCAATCCATTCATTAACTGCTCTATACGAAACACCAACAGCGGCTGCGATATGTTCTAATGGGCCACCAAATTCAGCAAGGATACGAACCTTTTCGATTAGGTCGTAGTTGAGTTTATAATGCTTACGCATTAGTTTAGTCATTTGTTAGCCGGTATAGTGCTTTTATGTTAGCGGTAGTTAAGACGCATCCGATAGGGCGGTGATGATTTTATCGTAGTCGCGGCTGAAGGATAGTACCAAGTCAATTGGGATGGGCTGCTGTTCATCCTGGGCATTGTCGCGGATGGCATTAGCCACGGCCACGGCTTCGGTCATTAATGCGTCCAAGCGGTCGATGCAAGGGCGGTTGCGTTCAGAAATACAAATCATGCTGTGATTAGGTGTTGCGGGCTAATAGTAACCGATAATGCTGGTTAGGTCTAATTTGCTTAACATTGCGCAATGCTGGAGGTGATGGGGCTGCGGACGCTAAACCCGTTGGTATGACTGGGTTCGGACGCAAGTTGGCTAGTTGCGGACGCAAAAAAGCTAGTGATAGCAACGAAGGACGCAAAATCGCGATTTTTCCCTACCCCCCTATATAAACACTACACATCCCATTTTGATTTTCTATATGCGTTTATATATACCCCTTTGCGTCCGAAAGGGTAAAAAGATAGATAGAGACAGGGAATTTGCGTCCGCAATTTGCGTCCATTTTGCGTCCGCACTGGACGCAAGTTGCGTCCGCAATCAAGGTTTAGGTGTCTAAAGCAAGACCCATAATGAGACGATCACGGCTACGACCAACCGAACGTTCGGACGCAAGTTTGGGAAATAGAGCCTTTAGAGCAGGTACCAAAAGCCTTGGTGCCTTCACCGTACGGTCGGCAGGAGGGTCTAGTAACCAATGGCCATGGCTATCTAGGTAACCTTCGTCTCGATACCAGGCCCTAAGCGCGTCATAGACGGTGCTGACAGGCACGCGGCCATCTTCTTGAGCTGATAACCCGATGGCATCACAAAATTCCCATAGGTGGCAGCCAGCACGGCGGACATCTTCCATCGCCTGCTTGCCGGAACTGTAATCAATGCCATCTGCAACACTTAAGGCTAAACCTTCAAGCAACCAATTAAGAAAAGCAGGGCATATCATTTGCTGTATAAAATCAGGATCATCCTTTAATTTAGGGTCAGCTTGTATATGATTTGGCTGCGTTGGTGTGGCCATAAATGTTTTCTTAAATTTGAATACATGAAATCTAGTTTCAATTGCTACCTGGTCACCTGATAGGCTTGGGTCTTTATTTAAGTTAAAAACAAACAAAGCAGATGGCACAAATTGCGACTCTTGGATGCCTTTAAGTTCAAAAGATAACTCCTCGCCGCTTATAGCAGCTTTTAATGATTGCAGGTTATCAATATGAACAAATTGCGAATTTTCACTACTCCAATTTACAGAAGCACCACGTAAAGAAGCGATAGGAAATTTACGGCCTTGATCGTATGTGCGGAAGTCGGCAAGGCTACAGGAAGTAAAATTACGACTGCCGAGGGTATCACGTAAAGCGGTGCGGATTGTATCTTTACCATTGGAGCCTTCACCTATCATTAAAACAGCGCGTGGCCTGCCACGTGTGGCACGGTATTTGGATAGGTCTAAACCACTTCCTAGGATGCGCTGAAGGGTATCGAGGTCATTAGGGTCAACAGCTTCAAGAAGCCTAAACAAATGCTCAACGCTTGCATTAGGGTCATAATCATAATTAGTGATGTAGGTAAAGAATATATCTGATGAATGAGGCGTAAATGTATATTGTAGCTTTTTATTAATCCAAGACCAGGTTACTACACCATTACGGCAATTTATAGCATTTTTAGGATTTACTTCAACTGGTGGCAATAAGCGCCGCATCCAGATTAATGCTTCATCTACATATTTAGCGCGTTTCCATGGATGTAAGGTTTCACTAGTTTTAGCGTCTATAACGTATAATGCAGATAAGAAGCAAGCTAATTTAGGTGCAATTTCTTCATCAATATGTGGCTTGTAATGCGTGCCGTCCCAGCAATGAAGGATGTTATCAACACAAATCCATCTTTTAGCAGGATATTCAAATACATGTTCAACAACTAAATCAAGCCATTCTGTTGTTGCTTTATTGTATAGTTGCAGGTTAACAGTAGAATCTGGGTCAATTGCTTTTGATTGTGGGCGCAGTTGTATTATTTGCGCTGCTGGCCGCCAGCCGTAATGCCGTGCCCAATACCAAAAAGTATTAGCGTTTATTTGCTGGCCACCTGAATTAGCGATCGCGTATACATCTAACCATTGTGGGCTATGAGATTGCATTAAAGCAGCAGCTTGGTCAGAGTCACCTAATTCAGCAGCTAAAGCCCAAAGGATATTACGGTAGATGTGATAGGTGCCAGTACCTGGGATGCGAGGTGGTATATGCTTTAGGGCATCATATATTTCATCAATTGAGCGTGCAGTTTGTTCTTTGTATATGCGTGCTGGTTGTTCATGTTGATAGTATTGCTCTGATGGTAGACAATCCTCAATTTGATTTACGGTGTAATGGTTATTAGTAAATGTAACGATTGAGCACATGTCGCCTAGTTTGCCATCACCACCAGCGTGATAGGTACCAGGTAAGCGCATAACACGCGCTGCATTTTTAATACTGCGGTCAGCATCAGCGTAATCTAATAAACGTGATTGGATTAGTTCCCAATATTTGGGAGTAATAGGATCAGTTAAAACCCAATATGAATGTATTGATTTGCCGCCAGTTGATACTTGAACTGTAGGTTCAGGTAGGTTTAATTCTTTCCATGCTGTTAGTTGCCATTCTGTTGGGCGGTCATCCCATTCACAGAAAAAAGCACGGCATGTAGTAATTTCAACATCTTTATCACCGCCATCATTAATTACTACGTATACACCACGGCCTTCATCTTGCCATTGTTGCATAACGCTACGTGATGGGGCACCTTTACGGCCAGCATCATTAGCTTTTTTAGGATTTAAGGCATGGTAGAAGGCACGAAGCCTGATGGTGCCAGCAGGTTTCCCTAACGCGTGCAAAAAGCGCCGCGCCTCATCGAAATCTATTTGTTTCACTTTGTTTCAGTAGCGTCGCGCTGTTGACGCATTGCCTCGTGTACTAATAACCGTAGAGCGGCTGAACGGGAAAGGCCCATGGGCTTGTAGCGATCAAGCCACGCAAGCTGCTCACGTGTGAATTGAACTGATAACGGGTGCGCAAGTTCCATGCTGCCTAGCGGTCTACTTGCACAGCCTAGCGGGCCGTGCTAGTCTTGGCAAGCCCACCGCCCATGCGTATGGAGACCATGCCTTGCCCCGTTTGCGGGGAAGAAAGCCCATTTAAGTTAAGACCCGACACGCAGCATCACGGTGAAATTCGCTGCGTTATACATGGTCATCGGTGGGTACCTAAGCCAACAGAATTAAAAACACCACGCCGGAAAGTAAATCCAGAGCTATTTAAGCTTGTGCCTGAGCCAATGCGTAATTATTGCTGGACATGCTTGCGTGACCGTGCATTACTTAAATCTTTGCAGCCGATGGTTCCACTTGAAGCACATCATATTATTGAAGTAGACAACGGCGGCCCAGACGATAGAGACAACATTCAGATCGTATGTAAGGAGTGTCATTCAGGCATACACCGCACACGCGAAGCTTTTAATCGTTATGGAGTATATACGGAGAATTACCCATGAACCTCCGCCCTTACCAGCAGCAGCTAGTAACCGAGATACGCGGCCAGTACCAGCTCGGGCACCGCGCAGTGCTGGCGGTGCTAAGCACCGGAGCTGGCAAGACCGTCTGCTTCGCCCATATAGCCCAGGCTGCGGCCAAAAAAGGCAACCGGGTGCTCATCCTTGTCCACCGGCAGGAGCTGCTAGACCAAGCCAGCCGCGCAATGCCAGTGCCGCATGGGATTATTGCTGCTAACCGTGGCATGGATCTAAGCCATGCCGTGCAAGTTGCCAGCGTGCAAACCGTGGCCCGGAGGCTACATCTGCTGCCACGGGATTTCTTTCAGCTCATCGTGGTCGATGAGGCACACCATACCAGCGCTGGCACATGGGATAAAACGATCCAGCATTTCCATGCTGCAAAGCTGCTAGGTGTTACGGCTACACCTATTAGAGGTGATGGTCGCGGCTTGGGCGGTCATTACCAGGTAATGGTGGAAGGTCCTACAGCACAACAGCTAACGGATGATGGTTACCTAGCACCAGCCAAGGTGTTGGCACCACCTGGGTTCGATAGCGCCGGGCTGCGTAAGCGGATGGGTGATTTTGACACTAAAGATGCTGAGCAACGTGTCGGCACGATTATGGGCGATTGCGTAGGCCATTACCGCAAACACCTATCTGGGCAAACGGCGATCGCGTTTTGCTGCTCAGTTGCACATGCGGAGGCCACAGCGCGGCTGTTTCAGTCGGCTGGTATTGCTGCTGCCAGTATTGACGGCACGATGAGCAGCGAACGGCGCCGGGATTTGCTGAGCGAACTTGGCACCGGTCGGCTATCCATCCTCACCAGTTGCGCATTGATAGGAGAAGGCGTGGACGTGCCCTCGGTTGGCGGTTGCATCCTGCTGCGGCCTACCGCCAGCGTTGGCCTGCACCTACAGATGATCGGCCGATGCTTGCGCCCGCAAGATGGCAAACGTGCGGTGGTGCTGGATCATGTTGGCAATACATTACGGCTGGGCCACCATTTAGAGCCACGGGAGTGGAGCTTGGATGGCATCAAAAAGCAAACACGCGAGCAGGCGCCATCGGTGAAGGTATGCCCGCAATGTTTTGCGACTAGTCCAAGCCAGGCGCAGGTATGCAGCGATTGCGGCCATGTATTCCGCGCTGAGGTTAGGGAGTTGAAGGTGGTTGATGGTGAGTTGGTAGACATCGGATTGCCTACGGGCAATTTCAAGCATGGAGATCTTGTTAAAAACATAGTTAGTGGAGAAACATTTAGGATTCGCGGCCAGCAGCGACTATACGATGGCGATCCTTGCTATGACTGCGATAGCGGCGATGGAACAATGGCGCGAGTGTATGGAGAAAAAGTTTTAGAACTTGTTTCACGCCCCGATCCGCGCCGCGAGCAAGGCAGTGCCCGCGACCTAGATGCCCTCCGCGAGCTAGCCAAGCAACGCGGCTACAAACCGGGCTGGGCTGAACGCGTTTACCAAGCAAGGTTGACAAGGGATAATTAAGGTGTATGATTAAGGGACAGCAGGCAAGACCTGCACCCCAAACTAAGAATCATGACCCGCACTTCAATCACCGATAACATGACTGCTGCCGAACTGGCGGCATGGAAAGCCAACAACCGCCGATCTTCTGGTGTTGTTGTGATCACACCCGCTACCAAACCTGCTCGCAAAACCCAGCGCCAAGAATGGCAAGAGTTTCGCAATGAAACACTCGGCATGATTGAGGCCGCCAAGCGCCAAGGTCATTTCCACATCCTGCCCGAATTAATGCAGCGCTTGACTACTGCCAACACCATGCTCGCCAACCGTGCCATCAACTGATCTGCAATCGGGGGCGCAAGCCCCCCTTTTTGTTCCACCTTGCGACGGCGCCCACCTGCTCAGCATGGAAGAAGCCATGAACTTTTCTATTGGCTGCTTCAAGATGAACCATGACGGTTCTGGTTTGTGCGTAGTTTGGGAGCAACAAATCATGCACACTGGTGGCAGATACACCTATGTGAAATGGTGGGTGCCGGTGCCTAGTGCCATCTGAACAGACAATCCAGCAGGAAATCCGCCTCGCCTGTAGCAAGGGTGACTGCCGCCTGTTCCGCAATAACACTGGCACGTTGGTGGACCGTAATGGTCGGCCGGTGCAGTTTGGGTTGTGCAAAGGCTCAGCCGACCTGATTGGTTGGACTAGCCGCACCATTACACCAGAGATGGTCGGCCAGCAGGTAGCAGTATTTACCAGCATCGAGGTAAAATCTGCCACCGGCAGGCTGCGGCCTGAACAACAAACATGGCTTGATGCAGTGCAAAAAGCAGGTGGCATCGCAGCCGTGGCCAGGAGTGTTGCAGATTGTGACAGACTAGGGTTGACAGGGGAGAACTAGGGTGTAGGATATGGGGACAGGAGGCGAGAGCTTCCACCCCAAACCGAGACCCATGAGCAACTATCAAGGCCGCTACACCCAAACAGTTCAAGGCGTTTACACCTTAATTGTTCGCGTTGAATCTGACGGTTATGAGCAGATTGTGAATGATTTCAAGGGCAAGCATTACACAACTATTGCAAGGGCTGAGCGTTCTGTTGCCAAGTATTTATCAAAACAAGGTTCTTAACCCCAACGCGGCCCGCCAGAGCCGCACCCAATCTGGCGCCACACATTACGACCCCGACCATGACTACAACAACTATTGCCTTATTGCTAGCACTGCTGCTTTTGCCAGTGTTAGTACTGCTATGGGCCACTGAAACCACACCACAACGTGTTAACCGGCTACGCCGTAATGGCTGGAGCCAGCAACGTATTGCAGACCACATGCAAATCAGCCGCTATCGCGTGCGGATGGTGTTGGCATGACTAAATTAAACATCGCAGCAGTAATTACATTGCTGCTCATGAGTTACGCACTGGGCTTTGTTGGTGGCCGCGATCAACAAAAACAATTGCCATGTCCTATCTATCAACTTAAGCAATGACTGATTCTGACATTTACTGGACATTTGTATCCGCCAGCAAATATGGCGGATCTTTCTGGCAACGGTTAGCTGATGCTGGTTTAGCTGCTGATGCACAAAACAAACGCCGGATACTAAATGAGTTCCATGAACTTATTGAACATTACGGCCCATCTAAAGGTTTACATCAACTATTGCGGAATCCTAAATGACTGTTATTTCAAACGCAGAGTATCACGCTGACCCAGCCATTAGCGCTAGCCAGCTTAAGGAAATTGCCCGCAGCCCTTACCATTACTGGAAAAGGTTTGTTGACCCTGATCGGTCACCATCAGAACCAACCGCTGCTATGCGTTTTGGCTCCCTTGTGCATTGCGCGGTGCTGGAACCTAAGGAGTTGCTGCAACGTTATGCCGTAGGCCCTGATAGACGCACTAAGGAGGGCAAGCTAGCGGCTGAGCGGATGCTGGCTGATGGCATCGAACCGGTTAGCGCTAGTGATTTTGAGCAGGCGTTATCAATGGCAGCGGCTGTACATAGCCACCAAACAGCAGGTCTATTGCTGGCTAATGGCCAGGCTGAGCAGTCGTTTTGGTGGGATGATGTGGCAACCGGGCTGAGATGTAAATGTCGGCCTGATTGGTTTGATGGTGAACTAATTGTTGACCTTAAAACCTGCGTTGATGCTTCCGTGGCAGGGTTTGGCAAGGCGGTGGCTAATTTTGGCTACCAAATCCAAGCTTCTCACTACTTAGCAGGGACGTTGGCTAAGCGCTTTATTTTTATTGCAGTAGAAAAAACCTACCCATTTGCAGTTGGTGTTTATGAGCTAGATGCTGAGGCATTAGTTCATGGCAGCATCGCCCGCCATAATGCGCTGCAACGTATTCAGGATTGCCGGGCTATAGGCGAATGGCCCGGCTATACCGATGGCATTCAAACGCTCCGCTTACCAGGCTGGGCATTAAAAGACAACACTTCCATTACATCAGAGGATTTCTAAAATGAGCGCCATTACACAGTGGACACAAGAGCAAACGCAACTAATCAGCAGCACCATTGCACCAGGTTGCACGCCAGATGAATTGAAGCTTTTTAGCTATGCGTGCCAACGATCAGGTTTAGATCCGTTTTCAAAACAAATCTATGCCATCAAGCGCGGTGGCAAGATGTCGATCCAGGTGGGCATTGACGGCCTGCGCAGCATTGCCGAGCGTACCGGCCAGCTAGATGGCAGTGAAACCTATTGGTGCGGTGATGATGGGCAATGGGCTGATGTATGGCTAGCTAAGGCACCACCAGCAGCAGCAAAAACCATCATTTACCGCAAAGGTTGCGCTCATTCATTCGTAGGTGTGGCCCGCTTTGCCGATTACAACGCAGGGCAAGGGCTATGGAGCAAAATGCCTGCTGCAATGCTGGCCAAGTGCAGCGAGGCATTAGCGCTACGCAAGGCATTCCCGGCTGATATGTCCTCGCTGTATACAGCAGATGAGATGGAACAGGATGAGACGGTAACCGTAACGGCAACACCTCCGCCAGCCTTAGCACCTGCCGCACTTGCTGGTGATGCCAAGGTGTTTGCTGCTGGTAAGGCAGCGATTGCTAAATGCAGCACGTTAGATGAGCTAGAAGCTGTTACTAAACGGCTAGAAGCACGCCAAAACGACCTTAGCCCCGAGCAATACCAGGAGTTATTACAGATGGCAGTAACCCGCGAGGATGCTATGGAGGCCAAGCAAGAGGCTGACCCATTCGCTGATGACTGAGCCGTACCTAACAACTGATCAGTTAGCCGCTAGGTGGGGGCTGCGGCCCGCCACCTTAAAATCCCAACGTGCGCGTGGGGTTGGCCCACCGTATGAAACTGCTGAACGCCTAGCCTCACCGCTAGGTGCTCCACGTGTTCGCTATTCACTAGCGCAAATCCTGGCCTTCGAGGCCGCCCACAACATCACCCCGCTAATCCCATGAGTTTATTTGCTACCGGCATTGTTCGCATTATTTCTGAGCCTCAACTACGCACGTTTGACAATGGCACGCAAGTTGCTAATTTGTTTGGCGGTATCGGTGAGGGCAAAGATAAAAATGGGGAATACATTAACAACGGCATTGACTGCGAGATATGGGGCAAGTCGGCTGAATTAGTATGCGACCGCTGCAAAAAAGGCGATAGCATCCAGGTCAATGGCACCATACGGCGCCAAGAATGGGCAGATAAGCAAACAGGTGATAAGCGCAGCAAACACATAATGAGCGTTAGCAGGTTTGAATTTTTGCCACGGGCTGCTAATAATACAAGCGAACCTGATCCTTTTTAAGCCATGACTGCTGATGCAATGCGCGATTACCTAGAAGCCATTTCTAGGTATCCGTTGCTTAGTACACAGCAGGAAATACAGTTGGCACGTAAAATCGCGCAGTACATGGAGCTGCGCGATAACCCTAACCCAACACCTGCTGAGCAACGGTTAATAAAAGCTGGCCTTAAGGCACGGGCTACAATGGTGAACTGTAATTTACGTTTAGTTGTACATATTGCCAAGCGTTATACGGGGAGAATTAAGTCAATGGATATGCTGGATTTATGCCAAGAAGGCAATATCGGCTTACAACGTGCAGCAGAAAAGTTTGACGCATCCCGAGGATATAAGTTTTCGACTTATGCCTATTGGTGGATAAGGCAATCATTAAAACGTGCTATTGACAGCAAAGAACGCATGATAAAGATACCTATACACATGATTGACAGAATGTTTAAGGCATTACAGATTGAAACTGAATTTATGAAAGAGCATGGCCGCAAGCCAAGCAAAACAGAATTAGCAGATATTATGGGCTTGACCGTAGAGCAATTGCTAGCATTAGTTGATTGCAGCAATGCTCATGTTAGTTTAGATGAATTTATAACAGATGATGGCAATTCCTTGCTTGATTTAATTGCCAGCCCTCAGGTTGATATTGATTATGACCTAGACCATAGTAAAGAACATGTGCAGCTTGCGCTTTCTTATTTAACTGATATGGAGCAAGATATGATAAATAAACGCTACCATCAAGATTTAACTTTCACCGCAATTGCAAAGGATCATAACGTATGCCGTGAACGTATAAGGCAACGCATGACAAGTGCGCATCGCAAATTAGGTAGAATGATGTCAGAATATACGTTTCCACCACGGGCGGTTTGATTGTTGAAGATATAAAGTAGCTTCTAAAGCTGCGATATGGTGCACAGCTTGCTTTATTAATTTAGCTTGATGTGCATTTTGCTTAATTAAATTAGCGCATAATTTAGCTACTTCTTTGCTGTCAGGGCAGTTAAGTGCAGCACGGCTCTGGCCTTCAAGCGCTAGCTGCTCCTCTAGACTGAGCTGCACCACCATCCACTCCATCATTTCTACATTTTGCAGTTAATGGCATTCTAACAATGGAAACACCAACTATCAAGCGCGTTAAGTCTAAGGACGGCGATTATATATGGCAGGTAACGTATGCTGGCATGTGTAAAGAACACGTGCAATCTTGGCAGGCTATGGTATTTTATCATCAGGCAATGGAATGTTATCACAACGACGCAGGTAACTTAAAAGCTTTATTGCACGGCCCAGATCCCAGCAATCATGATTAGTCCACCAGCTCCACAATTCAGAATGACCTTTTTGCCTGTTATGCACTGAACAGCAAGGTGCTAGGTTAGCCCTACTGGTATGGCCGCCATTCTTTTTAGGGACCAAATGATCAAGTGTTATGTTATCAAATTGCTGGCCGCAGATGTAGCACCTGCTATCCCATTCCTCAATGATTGATTTACGGAATTTGTGTTTGGTTACCTTACGGCTGACTAACTCGGTCTCGTTGATGTGATGGTTCATGAGGCTCCGGCATTTCGTAGGGAAGCACCTCATAATCCAGGAGGTGAGCGTTTGACTGTGCAATTTCTTCTAACCTAGCGGCGATGCCGATTGCTACATCATCTGATGAGTACTCACTATCTACGACCATCATGGCAGATATTTCAACAAGGTAACGGTTCATGTTGCAGGCTCGCAGGTGATTTCAACGCCAGAACTAGCGCGTGGTCGTAGCTTAAGCCATATACCGCCAAGTGATTTAGGCATTACAATTTTTTCGATTGCAAATCCACCGCCGCCTTTAAATTCTTGTTTGTAAGTGCCTGTTTGTATATGCCAGCGTTGCTCTATTCGTTGCTCGCCTTTGTTATTAATTCTATAACATGGATGCGCCACAATTGTGCGTTCATGATTATGACCATTAACTATTACATCAGCATCAGGCATGATGCTGGCATATCTACCGCCGCCCAATGTGCCTTTTGTTATTACACCACCCCAAGTGCCATGGTGGAATCCAAGAGTTAATCGCCTGATTTTTTCTTGTTTTTGTTGGGCGGCATCTTCCATATAAAAAGTAAACCATACAAAGCCTTGATAACGCATATGTTCTACAGGGCTGCCACTATCGCGCATGATGCGGACTACGTTACCAAGTGGATCAACTTCGTTGTGGTTGATGATTGCTGTTTCGTGATTACCGTCTGACATCATTACGATGTCATCTTGCCAAGGCTTTAGCCATGTTGCAGTTTCGTTAAATACTAAGTCAAAATAGTTGCCACCTAAATGTTCTGGCCTTATATCGCCTTTACTGCCACGTCTATCTTTTTTGCCTTGCATTAGGCACATTATATCACCAAAGAAAAGCGCCTTACCTTGGCGCTCTTTCATTTCATCTAAATGCTTTTTGAAAAGCTTACGGTCGCATTTTGGGTTATCAAGGTGGATATCGGATGCAAGAAAGAAATTATATTGCGATGTAGTTGAGGTATAGGGAACCCGTATTTCTGTTAATTCTGGGCTGTGACGGATTACATCGCATTTCATGGCCGCACCAACAACGCCCAGCCGGTGCCAGACCCGTCCGCTTCCCAGCGCCGATTAAAGCGGGGTTGGCTGTATTTAATACCTGCACCATTACGGTTTGCGGTGTAGCCGCCATTGATTAGATCAGCCTCACCGTTGGGGTCATTAACGATCCAGTGCCCGGCATCAGTAAAGCCGATCACTACTGACCAATGGCCGCCACCTGTCGGCGCATTGTATGGCCCGTGGTGTAACCATCCGACTGCAACAGGTCTACCAGCTCGCAACTCGGTTTCTAGTAAACCTGGTGAGCAATTGGTCTGGAATCGCGCCTGTAAACCAAGGCTGCGTAATGCTTGCACTTGCGCTTGTGAATCGGTGGTGTCGCCGTATTTGGCGCGGATAGCGTTATAAGCATCATCGCTTTTTACCTTGCCATAAAACTTAGCAAGCATGGCGCAACTACTGCTAAAGCACTCGCGGTAACCAGTGCCGCTGGCATTATCGTTTTGGTACTCATACGGCACCTTTAGCAGCACTGATGTGGCTTTTTTGCTGATGCCCCAGAGTTTTGCTTCTGCTTCACGTCTACGGCGTAGGCCCGGTTCTGCTGGTGTGCCTGGGTTGATATATAACATTAATGCCGCTGGTACTGCGTCATAATCGGACTCGCGCAGGCATTTAGATATTGTCTCAAATCCTGTTGCGCCATAAAATCCCCAACCTACGTTGTAGGCAAAACTAATCAACGCATTTTGCCTATGCGCTGGTAATGTTTTCCAGCCTGGTATTGTTTTTGCTAGTGCTGGTACAACCTGAGTTTCTAGCATGTTATCTAGCAACCCATCGGCAGCATCGCGTGTGATGGTATCGCCGATTTTTACTGCTGCGCCATCAGGCCATCTAGTGGTGCCCCAGCCGATGGTTGGCACACCGGCAGGGCATATATAGGCTACATCACTAAAACCTTCAAATTCGCGTATCAATTTTGCCGCTGGTTCCCATGCTAATGCTGGTTTTGGCGCTGGATCAGCGCGGAATTTGTCGAGGAATGTAGCCTGCTCATCTGGTGCCAGTAGTTCCCATGCCCAGTTCCATGCCGCCTGCTGATGTGGCAGCGGTGGCTTTGAGGTAGCTTTTGCCGCTGCCAGGAAATTACTCACTTTAATGCTGCCTTAATCGGGTCATATAGCAACGCTACTAATTCGATTGTTTCGCGTGATACCTTCCCGCCAGTTGCATTAGCAATCGCATGAGCAAATTTTTGTTCTACTGCTCGTGGTGCTAGTGTTTGTGGCATCTCTGCATCTAATTGTTTATACACCTGCGGCAACCCACGCCGTAGGGTTTCATCCATTGCCATTTTTAAAATTGCCTTTGCCAGACGGATTAAAAAGGCTTTCATAATCAATCAGCCTTACGGCTTAATGAGATTAGTGTGGTGAGCACTCCCATCATAGACGCAATTGCACGGCTATCACTATCGCTACAGGTAGGCTGTGGCTCGATCGCTTTGCCATCTGGTGTGCCGACATATTTGGCATACCATGGCCATGCAGTTGGCCATACATAAAATCTACATGCCGCCCATTGCGCTGTGATTAAAACCATGATGGCGATGGAGGTGCCAACGATGGATCGCACCAGCCATGGCGGCATCAGCGCACCTCAAGCTTGCTGACGCGGTTTTCCACTTTATTTAAGCGATCAAATGTCTCGCGACGGTCGGCCTTGATGTCCTCGTGTAATGTTTCTAGGCTTCCGGCGATATGCTCAACTGCGCTGGTTAGCCTGATAATTGCGGCGGCGGCTTCTTCATTGCGGCGGCTAAACCCGAACAACCCCATCGCCGCTACGCCGATGCTGGCACCAACAGTAGCGGCAAGAATTTCGATCATACGCTCATTCTACCGGGTCAGAATCCTGATGACGTGCTGCCATTGCTAAAAGACACCAGCCGATCAGGAGCAGGGCTAACAGGAGCAGGGCTCCAATTGCTGTAATCATTGTTACTGCAACGCTGCTTCAATGTCTGCGCGAGATGCAAAACCCCATGCCGCAGCAGCACTGGCATTCCATTCGCGGCGGATTACTGGAACAACAAATCCGTCGTCACCTTCCACGAGGGTGCGGTCATAATCCACGGGATATACTGCATCATCAAATGTGATGTAGTCATTTAGCAGGTTTGTTAGAAACGCTGTGTGCTCTGGGCTTGATGGCGCTTCTCGCAGGTCTGTGGCGGTGTTGATCAGCATGGCAATAAGTGAAAGGGAGTAAGATTGTGGAGCAGCGGTGCGTCAACACCCTGCCCCGTGTCCACCTCACCTTTAATGAGATGACAATTAAGCATAAACCGCTTCCTGCAATTGATGAACTGCATAAGCTTTTTGAATTGCGTGATGGTGTATTGATCCGTAAGACTGGCAAAGGTGGCGTAAAGATTGGAACACCAGCAGGCAGCCCAATCCTTAATGGCGGTCACATTTGTGTCAGTATTGGTGATTCTCGCTATCTGGCGCATCGACTGATTTGGATGCTGTCTACAGGCGAAGACCCTGGTAAATATCAAATTGATCACATTAACGGCAACCGAATTGATAACCGCATCGAGAATCTGCGAAAAGTAACGCATCAACAAAATGGAATGAACCGAAGCAAGCCTCAGTGCAATTCGCATAGTGGCGTTATAGGCGTTTGTTGGCGCAAGAGCAGCAACAAGTGGGAAGCTACAATTCACCACAACGGCAAAACTATTTTCTTGGGTTTGCATAAAACCAAAGAAGCTGCACTCGCTGCAAGAATTATTAAAGAGCAAGAGTTGTTTGGAGAACATGCACCTAACCGGTAACTATATGCTCACAACAAAAACGACCGCCAATGCCGTCGCTACCGGAGGACGGAAAGTTGCTCCAGTCGGCGAATCGTGAACCTGAGGCAGCCCCGTCGTTCCAGGTGCCACCCAAGCGGAGAGCGCGAGGGGCGTCTGCATATTCCGTGCCACGACCGCCAGTGTTGGCATTAGAGCCGGAGGTGTAAATGCCTACACGTTCAATCGCCCATACATATAATGTTCCAGTGGCCTGCGCCAGGCCCCATTTGCTAGCACGTTCCCATTGCACTGTGCCAGGGTCAGAGCCTCTGGTGCCTGCTTCAGGCGCACCAAATGCAGCAGCTTGAAACTCCCAACTGTGCATAAATCGTTTACCAAAACTATGTGCTACCTCAGCAAAATTGTACCAACTACCTGGGTTATTACCGCCCGTCAGTGAATATGCTGTGCTGCCATTGCCGCCGTAGAAGCTAGGAATCAATGCAGGACTGCTGTTATCGGCAATCGTAAGGCCAATCTTGCTGCTTGGTACGGCACTAAATGTTGTATTTGCATAGCTAGTGGCGCCGCATAAATATAAATCACACCAAAAACGGCCATCAATACATGCCATACCGCGAGGATCTGGGCATGTAGGGCGCCACGTTAAATCCCAAATGCTATATTCCAGTATTTCAGCCGCAGCAGTAGGACTACCGTTATTGAATGCAGTTGGTCTGCCACTTGGGATGTAATGGTATCCGCCAACAATGCTGCCGCCTGTAGCACCTGCTGGTGCAGTAACAAAACTAGCATCACTGACTAATGCCCCGGTTGTCGGGTGCTGCCAAATTGCCATATCAGTGTTATTGGTATGAGCGCCCATTGTTACGGCAGTAGCACTGGCGTAATACTGGCCATTAAGTACTGCCCCAGCAGCAACACTGATAGTAGTAGCAGCAGTTTTACTAAATAATGGCCCGCGATGTAATGCTGGGCGGCGGTTGTACAGGATCGTGCCGCCAGATGGTGTGGAGAAACTTAATACGCCTGAACCGTTAGTGCCAAGTACTTGGCCATTAGTACCATCAGCCGCCGGTAGCGTCCACAGCACATCCGCCGCTATGCTCGCCGGGGCTTGGAAACCAACGTAATTAGTACCATTCGCAGTTGCTTCGCGGAATCGCGCATCACCTTGATTGTCTAAAATTACATTATCAAGCGTTGGTGTACCAGCAATAAAGTTACCGCTTGCATCCCTAGCAACAATTGCCGATGCAGTATTAGCACTAGCAGCAGTGGTGGCGCTATTGCTTACTTTGCCAGCAGTTGCGATCGTTGCAAGTTTAGTATCTACAATCGCTGCACTAGCGTTGATGTCAGCATTAACAATCGAAGCATTACCGCTAACAATTACAGTGCCAGTTTCGTTTGGCAGCGTGATTGTACGGTCAGCCGTTGGATCTACTACTGCAATAGTAGTTTCAAATGTATTAGCAGTGCTACCTTCAAAACTTAAACTACCTGTTGTGCCAATTTCAAGATTGCCGGTCATTGTGCCACCAGCAAGTGCTAGCTTTTCATTATTTACTTCTTCAATTGCGGCCTGAACGTTAGTTGCTGCAATCGTGCTTTCTGGCGTGAATGCAACTTGTGATGCGCTAACACTGGTGAATGTTTGGCTTACGTCAACTTCTGTCCATTCAATACCAGTTGATAGCACGATGTCAGGCGGTGCTAGCGCAACATTGGGGGCGTTGCCGCTTGTTATAGTGCCGCCTTCGCTTACCACTAGGTAGTAGCGGTTATTAGCAGTAGCAGCCGCCGGTAATGGCGAACCTTCCACCAAGCCAATCGCAGTGCCTTCTGCTGTAACTGAAGCTACGTGACCGGTGCCGCCTCCTGCTGATGCGTCAAATGTACCAGCAAATACAATCTCACCAACTGAAATACCAATCGGCTGGAATACGTTGCCATCCCAAAGGAAAAGATCGCGGCTTAGTGGGTTGAAAAAGTACTGTCCTATAAAATCAGCAGTTGGTTGCGTATCGCCAATCTTGCAAACAGCATAATTGGCTAGTTTTGCACCTGTTACAGTATTGCTAGCAATACGAGCAATATCTATTGAGCCTGTTGTAATCTTGCTGGCATCTAGGTTTGGTATGTCACCAGCAGCTAATGCAGCACCTGCGGTAACAACACCTTTACTATTTACTGTTACTTTTGGATATTCAGTCCCACCTGCAACGTTTGCTTGGGTTGCTAATAATAATTGATTACTACCGTT